CATTGTTTGAATGTTTTCATTTATTGTCTCTTGCCTCTGATGAGAATATTATATATATTTATAATACAGCTTTTCTGGAGATTATCATGCTCAACTCAGTTGAAGCAGTTGTTCAAATAAAAGAGAAACTAAAGAACCCCCAAGACTGGATACAAGGTAAGTCTTGGGGATTTTATTTCTTTGGAATTAGGAGATGTCTACATACTGTAATTGAAAATGAAATAAAAGAGATGAATGTAATTGAAAGAAGAAAGGTTTATGATACTTTATTCAGAACTTTACCTAAACCATTTTTGACTGTTCAAGCATTCAACGATTGCTCACAAACAACACACGAGGATGTGATGAACTACTTAGACAAAGTAAAAGAAACCTTATCTCTCAAAATGTAGAACATTGATTTCATCATATCCCAAAGCACGGAGAGCAGCAGTTCTATGATGTCCGTCACCTATATTCAATGTTCCTTTTTTGGAACTTGGATATGTATGTATTGTTGCTTTCTTTGCTTCTTCTGGATTTTCTGAATAGTGTTTGATATACTTCTTTACAGTTTCTCCGTTTATTCCTGGTTGAGTAGGACGAAGAGATTTAATATCTACAGTTCTTTCTACGGGTGTTGGTCTTTTTCTTGGATTATCTGGATAATGTCTAACTCTTAATACCAAAGAACGAAGTCTATTCTTTTGTTTTCCTCCTGCCAAAGGATTTTCTTTACCAAATCCATGTCCACCAAGAAGATGACTTGCCAAAGAACGAGGATTCTGCTTTTGAAATCTATTAAATAGTTTCAATGCTTGTTGTTTGGATCGTAGTTCTTCTTCTAAGAATTGTCTGAATGATTTCATTGTAATTTATCTTTAAAATATTTTAATCTATTCATCCAACCATTATGATATGATATGTACTTATCTGGATTTTCAAATGCTAAACGATCGTATTCTCTTCGTCTAGATTCTAACATTCCTTTAGCATCATCCCCATGCTTTTTAATTAATTCAAGGGCAAATCCATGTCTATGATTTACAGACGCATCAAGAGCAACTAAAGCAGCATGCTCTCCCAATCCATGTAGATGTGGTTTTAGTTTTTCAAAATGTTCTTTAGTATAGAAATTCTTGGCATCTTCCCATGATAGGTTTCTTATTTGATCTGGTTTCATTCCTGATTTTTCACTAACTCCAAATTTTGTTACTCCACCAGTATCACTGGTAACATTACCTTTTGGACCTTCAAGTCTTTTAGTATTTTCCAAAAACTTATTTAACAGGTCTTTATGATCAAGATGTGTTGGTTCTAAACTAGGGACAACTTCTCTTGGAACAACTCTTTTTAATGCTTTTTGAGTAGGTGTTTGTCCTTGCATAGGTCTAACAATTGCTGGAGGAGCAGGTGGAGGAGTTGCAACAATTTGTTCTTCAATGAACTGTTTAAATGATTTCATGTTTTTTTCTTGGCTGCTAATCTTGTTGATGAATCCATATCATATTTTCTTTGAAATGATGGTTTTAATTCTGAATACTTTTCTGTTGAACCATTATATGATTGAACATGTATTCCAGGCATTTGATGTAGTTTCTTCCAAGTTTTCATGCCACCGGAAGATTGCTCATAGTCCGAATGTAAATGAATTCCATGGTGAGCAATTAGATGATGATAAAATTCATGTGATTTCATTGTATTTCCTTCATTGGAAGACAAATCAATCACATATGCTTTATTTCCTTTTTGATGAACCTTCAAAGACAAATCTTTTTTACCATCAGGTCCATATGCAGAATATTCATATTGATCGTGCCCTTCCATTGGATCATAATAATTGATAGATTTCTTTGTTATTGTATGTCCAGACGGAGTCTTTGAGATTATCGTATCATTTTCCCCCATAGTCTCTTTACGCAAAAACTTTCGTTTCTCCGTAGGAGGAATATCAAGTTCATCGCTATTAACCCATGGCGTTTCTATTAAAAACTGTTTAAATGATTTCATTTATTATCTCTTGACTCTGATGAGAATATCATATATATTTATCAAGAACCATATTTGGAGATTGACAATGACAACACTTTATATGTTAGTAGGATTGCCAGGAACTGGTAAATCTACCTGGACAGACAGATTCAAGAGAAAATATAGAGAAGAACAATCTGATTTATCATTCAAAACAAATCAACCATTAGAATGGAACTTGTCTGTAATATCTACAGATGATATCATTCAATTGATTGCAGATCAACATAGACTCACTTACAATCAAATCTTTGATAATCTCACATACTCCTTTGCTGAAAAACTATCACACAAATTAGCAAGGTTTGCATTTGAACGAAACGATGTTGTTATTTGGGACCAGACTAACTTGTCATACAAATCACGTGGCAAGAAACTGGAAATGGTTCCTAAGACCTATAAGAAAACAGCAGTCTCGTTTGGTATTCCTGTAGATTGGAAAGAAAGACTGGAGAGCAGACAAGGTAAAGTGATACCAAATGATGTTCTTAATGGAATGATGAGATCATATGATCCTCCTATGCTTTCAGAAGGATTTGACGACATTATTAATATAAACTGAGGGAAATAATATGGAACAGCTTGCTTTAAGAGACTTTTGTGCTGTTATTGATGGAACGATGAGTCCAGAATTATGTCAACAACTGATTGATATGTTTGAAAACAACACGAATCTTCATCAACGTTTTGATCAAAACAAAACACCAAATTTTACACAATTGAACTTTACCCAAAACAGTTCAATTGATGTAGATTTACATAACAAAGTTATTGATCATTTGATTGCTGCTGTCAAGGTATATAGAAATCATGTACCAGAGACAGTATTTTGGAAACCTGGATTTGCGTTTGAACAGGTACGAATTAAGAAGTATTTGAACGATGGCAATGATTTATTTGATACACATATTGATGCAGCATCTACAGATACGATGAAAAGGTTTTTTGCTTTCTTTTGGTATTTGAATGATGTTGAACAAGGTGGGGAAACTGAGTTTCTGAATCTGGAGTTGAAAGTAGAACCAAAAGCAGGACGATTAGTAATGTTCCCCCCGATGTGGATGTATCCACATAAAGGTCATCCACCTATTTCAAATGATAAGTATTTGTTGAGTACATATCTACATTTTGCTTGACATTGCACTAATCATAGTATATAAATATTCCTACATCGTTGAAGTTATTAACGATTGATTCGGACTGGGGGGCAGTACCCCACGTCTCCACCAAAAGCATTCGTGGGATATAAATTGTTCCTTTCTGGCGCAGAATTGTAGTTTATATCTTGAGGATAAGGCTGCCGGTATTTTAAGCTACGAATGCTTTTGATGGGGACGAAATAGGCTCGACGGGTCAAAAGAAGGTAATGGAGATGTCCGGCGCAAGCTCGGTTAACGCAAGAAAAACTTAGGTGCAGCAAATGATAACGCACCATTTGAAACTCGCCTAGCGGCATAGTTTCATTGGGTTTGGCAGTTTTCCTAGAAACAGAAAAACTGCCTTTTATTTTTTTATTTAAGAGGTTTCTCATGCGTCTTGAAGATATTAATATCAATCAACTTGCTTTTCTTAGAGGGATTGGTATGACAGAAACACACTTCTTACAAAAAGAAGCTTATTCTGAAGCATATAATCTTCCATCCAACAACAGAAATGTTAGAGAATACGGACAAGATGGTGCCGATTATGGTTACTATCAAACCAATGCTTTAGATGTAAAGGATGCTATTAGAAAAGGTGTACCACAAGATATTGCTATTCATTTGAATGGTGGTGGTAAGGACGGCAAGTCTACTGTAGAACAACAAACTATTGCTATGCATTACTATCTTGAAAAGAGATATCCAACAGAATATAATAATGTAAAGACAGGGACACCAGAAGCATTTGAAGCAGCAAGAGCAAGAATGCAAGGTCAATGGTTTGGTCTGAAGGATAGACCAGAAGTTGCTAGAAAAGAATTTGATAAAGCAAAGTTTAATGATCCATCAAAGATTTTCCCTGAAGTATCATCTAATGTCAAAGTGGTAGATGAAAAGTATATTCAAGAATTCCTCAAGACCAATAAGTTCTATGACGGTGAGATTGATGGAATTGTTGGCAAAGGCACATTAGATGGGATTCGTAAGTATTTGAGCAATGTTCAAATCGATACCAAGGGATGGAACAAATCCAGATTAGTAATTGGTATGGAACAAGCAATCTATGCTTTTGCTAAAATTGAAGTAGGCACAATTGATGGATATGATGGACCTCAAACAAAGTATGCCAGAGAACTATGGACAGCAAGACAAAAGGGTGAACCAGCAGTTGCTGCTATACAAAACTGGAGACCAGCAAATATCATAACACCAAAGAATGATTGGCCTAGACAAGTAGATTGTATGAGGTATTATGGTGATGTTGGAACCAATCAAACAACTCTTAAACTGCCTTGGAATATGGTTCTGGCCTGGGATACTAAGAAGGTCATTTCTTCATTTTCTGTTCATGAAAAGGTCCATGATTCTATGCTAAGATGTTTTCAACGTATTGGTGATGCTTATCCTGATCCAGCAATTAGACGGAAGTTAGGTATTGATCTTTGGGGTGGTTGTTTGAATGTTAGACAGATGAGAGGTGGTTCTTCATGGTCTATGCACTCTTGGGGAATCGCAATTGACTTTGACCCCGATAGGAATCAGATGTATTGGGGCAAGGATAAGGCAAGATTAGCAAAGGAAGATTGTGAAACATTTTGGAGAATCTGGGAAGAAGAAGGTGCTGTTTCATTGGGAAGAGCAAGGAATTTTGACTGGATGCATGTCCAATTTAGTAGACTCGTGTGAATACACTTGACATAAATACTTCTATGCAGTTTAATAATAGGAGATGTTTATGTCACATGGAAAAAAATATGGATTTGTATATATTTGGTATGATAGAAAACACAAGAGATATTATATTGGTTGTCATTGGGGAAATGAAAATGACAAATATATATGTTCTTCTTCTTGGATGCGGAATGCATATAAAAGAAGACCGCACGATTTTAAAAGAAGAATATTAGTTTCAAATATACAAAATAAAACCACAATGCTTGAAAAAGAACACAAATATCTATCAATGATTAAAAAAGAAGAATTGGGTAACAAGTATTACAATTTGTTAAACCATAAATTCAATCATTGGTCTGCAAATCAAGAATTGACAGAAAAAGTTAAGGCAAAAAGAAAATATTTTAAACATTCACAAGAAACTAAGACAAAAATAGGAGAAAGTGGTAAAGGAAGAGTGCCTTGGAATAAGGGTAAAAAACTTCCACCTTTAACAGAAGACAACAAAATAAAAATATTAACCAAAACCAAAAAAACAAATTTAGAAAAACTGGGAGTGGAGTTTCCTTTTCAGAGTAAAGAAATACAAGAGAAAATAAGACAAAATAGAACAGAAGACGAGCATAAAATAATACAAGAAAAAATTAGACAAACTTCAAAAGAAAAATATGGAACAGATCATTTTTTTTCTTCGGAGGAAATACAAAAAAAAGTACAAAACACATTTAAGGAAAAATATGGAGTTGAACGAGTATGTGATATTCCTCATGTGAAAGAAAAAAAGAAGATATTGAATTTAGGAAAAATTTGGGTGAAACATCATCAACTAGGACAAAAAAGAATACACCCAAATGAACTTGACGAATATCTTAAAAATGGATATACTAGAGGTTTAAATAACAAACCCAACAATCTCAATCTATAAATACTATTTCTTTTAACAAAAACGAAACGGAGGTAGATGATCAGAATATATGCTAAAACACCAGCACATCATCATTAGAGCAGAGGTTTCCAATCCACCTCTTGAAAAAGATTTGGAAGGAATGAATAAGTGGTTTACAAACTTGATTGAATCTATTAATATGAAGATTCTTTCTGGTCCTCATATGGTATATTGTAATATGCCTGGAAACAGAGGGTTTACTGGTGTTTGTTGTATTGAAACATCACACATTGCTTTTCATTCTTGGGATGAGGATAATCCATCAGTAATACAACTTGATGTTTATACTTGTTCTGAATTGGAAACAGAGATTGTTTTTGAGAAGATGAAACAATTCTCACCAAAGATGATTGAATACACATATATTGATCGTGATAGCAAACTAAAGATTGTCAGTGATGGAAAACTTAATTATGAGTAAATTGGTATTGGAAAACATTTTACAAGTAAGCAGCAAAATTGAATCTCTTGTGAAAGAAAACAATCTTTCATATATAGATGCGTGTATGCTTTATTGTGAAAGAACTGGTCTTGAGATAGAATATGTAGGTGAGATACTAGAAAAGAATCAGCATATCAAATTTTTGATTCAGCAAGAAGCAGAAGATTTACATTTTCTAAAAAGAACGGGGACAATTCTAGCATGAAGACTTTAAATAACATCCTTTATCCTGGCACAAGTATTTGGGAGTCCGATGTTTGGGGTAAGGATGTTATTTTTGAATCTGTTGTTCCAGAACCAGAAATAAAAAGAACAGATTATTCTGATATAAACATCTCTTCTCATAGTCATACTTATCCATTTGAACACGAAGGTCATACTGGTGAAGTAGAAATAACGCATTATGGTCCTACTGATCCAAGAAAACATATGAAATATGAAGAAGGTGATATAGAATATCCAGGTGCTATGGATATTGTATTTCGCAAAGAGGGATCTTACGGAAGTCTTGAAAAAGAAAATATATCGTCCAAGACGAGAGCAGCAATTGGTGCTAAGATTAAAGGCATAGTAGAACATCATGTATCTACTCATGGAAAAGCATTTGCTGATGAAATGAAAAAACATAACATACAAGCATTTCTAAGAGCAGAAGCATTTGAACCTGGAGCATCAGGAAATCCTAAAGCATATGAAGCAGCAAGAGCAAAACATAAAGCATATGGAAGTATGTTTAAGTTTCTAGGCAAGAAATTCAAATCATTGTTTCATCCATACAGAAAACCAGGAGAAACTGGTTATGAAGATATCATTGGTGCTTTCCCAGAACATCAATTGGATTACAAGTAACAAAAGACCTTTATTATGAAACCATTTGAAGCATATCAACTTTATGTTGCTTTGAAGAATCATTTTACTCAAAAGACTTATGACTTTCATAAGTATCAGGGCAAAACCAAAGTAACATATGATCATTATCAAAAACGAAAAGATAAGTATTACTTTCAAAAGTTGGCAAAGCATAAAGATCCACAAGGATATCTGATTGCTAACTTTATTGAGAACAATTCATTTTGGGCTGGTGAAATATCTCATAATCAAGAGAGCAATCAAACATATCAGCAATGGGCAAAACGAGTCCAATCTCTACATTACATTTTTGAACAAGACCTCAAAAAAATGTTATTGACTTGTTCATTTGAAGACCTTATAAAGGTACCAGACAACGGACATCCAACATGTATTGTCAAATATCTACAAAAGGAAATATCATTAGAATCCTTAATACTATTTGTTGTAGCATGCCGTTGTTACTCATACTGGAATAAACATCTTGCTAAAGATGTTGTTTGGAATTCTGTAGGAAGGGTTATTGTCAAGTACAAACCTTTTCTACAGATAGACAGTCAAAAGTGTAAGACTGTTTTGAAGACAGTAGTCAAACAATCCTTGACTACTTGATTTTGGTAATGTATAAATAATAGAGTGAAATCTTTATTATGAATACAATCAATATAAAAATACAATTAATACAAACAATACGGAGATACAAATATGGCTAATACATCTTTTTCTGATCTTAAGAAGTCACGTCAAGCTCAAATTGACAAACTTACACAAGAAATCAATAAGGTCAGTTCCCCACAACAAAGCAACAATGGTCCAGATGAAAGGTTCTGGGAACCAACTGTAGACAAGGCAGGAAATGGATACGCAGTTATTCGTTTTCTTCCAGCACCAAAGGGAGAAGATTTTCCTTTTGTTCGTGTGTTTTCTCATGGATTTAAGGGACCAACTGGTTCATGGTACATTGAGAATTCACTAACTACTATTGGTAAGTCTGATCCATGTTCAGACTACAACACAACTCTTTGGAATTCTGGTTCTGAATCAGATAAGGAACAAGCACGAGCACAAAAACGCAAGTTGCATTTTGTTTCTAACATCATGGTTGTGAAGGATACAGAAAATCCACAGAACGAAGGTAAGGTATTTCTATTCAAGTATGGTAAGAAGATTTTTGATAAGATCAATGATCTGATGAATCCACAATTTGATGATGAACAACCTGTTAATCCATTTGATCTTTGGGAAGGTGCTAATTTCAAGCTTAAGATTCGTAAGGTTGAAGGTTATCGTAATTATGATAAGTCTG